TGGCGACAACGACAGTCCCATGTTGAGCGGTGTGGACAACACACTTGTGGCATTTGTGGAAGCTGATGCGCTGGAATATTTGCAACAGTACGCGAAAGCCCAAGCGAAGCTGCAAGAAGCAGCGGCACACTTGCAACTCATGCGCGACATGGAGAAGCACCAGAGTGCGCGGGTGCAGCAATTGGTTCCGGATGTGGAATCGGCGTGGGGCTATAATGATTTTAACTGATGCCACGCTACGCGTCCAACTTGCTTGATGAGCCGCTGATATTCGATAACTCGATTTCGTTTATCGGCGGTCAAGTGAGTGGTGTCCGTCCGAATTTACTGAACCCCAACCAGTTCTCTGACGGCAAAAACGTGGACGTAGACACGTTCGGGACAGTTGCCACGCGTAAAGGCACGGTGAAGTTCCCGTCCACGGCACACTCTACGAACATACAGGGGCTGTCGTATTTCGATAACCCAACGCAGACGGTGGAGAGGCTGGTGAGCGCGACTGACGGTAAGCTGTACCGCTGCGACGTGGGCGGCACTAGCTGGACGCAGTTGACGGGTGCGGTAAACACCGTTCACGCCACCAACCAAGTCGATTTCGTGCAGTTAGTGGACAAGATGTTTGTGACAGATGGAGCGAACACCATGCGGATGATCACGAACGACGCTAACAGCACAGTTCCGTCCGCTCATGGTTTGGCGTTTACCAGCGCCACTTCGCACACTAACCGCTTGTTTGGATTCGGGGTGACTGGACAGCCCAACGATGGGTTATGGGCGTCTGATATTCTGGACGGCACAACGTGGAACACGACCACGAACCAGATACGGATCGGTGGGCATAGTGGCGATCCAATACGTGCGCTGCATTCGTGGCATAATTTTAATCTATTGGTTTTCAAAGAGCGAAGCATATACATCGTCAACACAGACCCGTCGCTGTTAATTGCTGCCAACTGGGAGATCAAAAAAATCAGCGACAGATTTGGCTGCGTCTCTCGGCGTTCGGTGGCTCAAGTCGGAGGTGATTGTTTTTTCTTGTCGCGATTTGGCGTGATGAGCATCGGCCAGATAATGAACGGGGCGCAGACCATTGTTGAGCCGGAGCCGATCAGCACGCCGATACGTGATTGGATCGAGAAGATCAACTGGTCTAAAGCGCACACCGCATGTGCCACGTTCTGGGGAAACAGATACATCTTGTCGGTTCCGATTGGATCAGACACACCTAATTTCACATTCGTTTTCAATACGGTAACCCGATCCTGGTCTGGCTACTGGACTAACTGGACGCCCACGGTGTTCGCCGAGTCCGCGTTTGCTGGTGACTTGCGGATGCACTTTGGGCAGACGGACGGCAAGGTGCTGAAGTGGTTGGAGTACGTGTCACAAGACGACGAGACTGATAGCACGTACAAAGATGATGGATCATTTTATCCATCCCACGTCACGACTCGCGCATTTGTGTTTCGCGACCAAATGAACGACAAGATCGGGCGTAACGCCGAGTTTGAATTTAACAACAGTCGCGCCAACGTAGATGTGTACCAGACGCGTGATGACACCAGTAGCGAGCAACGTCTCAACCCGTCCGGCATTGATACGTCGGAAGGGACTGGTATCACATTGCCAGACCCATTGCCGTTTATGTTCGGTGATGACGCGGTGATTCGCAAAGCGTTTAGCACGGTGTCGAAAGGGACGTTCAACGAGGTGCAATACCGCGTGTCGGCTGCGGAGAACAAGCTGCAACTGCGCGGGGTCAAAGCTAGTGCGATTGTCATGGGGCTGGACGCTGAAAAACGATAGTAAGATCATGGGTAAGACTTTTAAATATGGAACTGATAGACCAAATGGTGATCGTAAGACCACTAAAAGACAGAGACGAACTGGTTCGACTAAACGTGGAAGCCAATCGGGACGATCACGTTCCCGTTTTGCCGACTCATGTTTTCGAGAAAGCGGGGGAACTGGCGGGGTACGCCAGCGTGGGGGCGTTGACCCCAATCAATACATGGTTTCACACTAAACGAATGAAAGCGCGAGACAGCATAGTGGCGATTAGTTCGCTGGAGAATATGGTACGGTGTAACGGTGGCAACGGGCTGATTGTCCCGCTGTCGGACAAGTCCACGTTTCTGCCGGTAATGGATCGACTGGGTTTTGCCAACATCGGACGGGCGAATCTGCTAACGAAAGTTTTTTAAAATGTGTCAAGACGAACCAGATTATGCAGCCGCAGCGCGGGAAGCGAATGTTTCAGATATTGAAACGCTAGAAGCCAGAAAGAAACTCGACCGATTGTCGCGGCTGGGTGAGAAGGGCTTTGTCGAATACAAAGACAAGCACGGCAAGTCCCAAGTTGAGAACGTGGATTTTACCGGCGTCGGCGACATCGACTTGTCCCGTGCTAATCTGGATTATTACATAGAGACTGCTGGCAAGATCAGCGAGTCGATGCTGGAGCAATCGGAAGAGTACGGTGTCCGGTTTGTTGAGCAACGCCGCAAAGAATTAGAAGCCGCCGATCCGGAGGGGTTTGAGATGCGCCAAGAAATGGGACGGCGCATTATGGAAGGCGGGGAGAAGCACTTCATGGCAGCAGCGAAAGGGGCTATGCACGGCACGCGTGGTAGCCAGTCCGCTCGCGGGAATTTGTTCGGCAACGCGCCCAGTATGCAAGAAGCGATGGCTGTCGGCGATGTGGGTTACCGGATGTACCAGCAAGATTTGGCGAACATGGGATCGTACGGAGCCGGTGTTGCACCCACAGCGCAGTTCGGCGCATTGAGCGGAGCGCAGCAAGGGGCTAATCCATTTCAGGGGCAGAACATCATGCAGTCGGGAGTCGGCGCAATGACCAACGCCCAGCACGGCCAAGCGACTGGCAGTATTTATCAGCAACAAGCACAGATGGCGCAGCAGGGGAGTCCGTGGAGCCAGATCGGTGGCATGGCTGCTGGGCTGGGGTTGACGGCGTTGACTGGTGGTGCGGCTGGCATGGCTGGTGGTATTGGATTTGGTAAAGGAGTGAGCAATATGTTTGGCGTAACACCAACTGGATAGAAATGGCTAATTTTTCAACTGGACTACAGATGGGCATGGGGCTGGCGCGTGACGTGCGTTCAGCCAACATGGCGGCGGCAGAGCGGCGTGAGCGGAGCAAGTACCGCCAGAGTGCGGAAGCGCGAGCCGTCAGCGCGGAAAAGCGAGCCGAAAGCGGGGAAGCCAGAGCCGTCAGCGCGGAGAAGCGTGCTGTAGATCTCAACAAATCGCGCATCAAATCTCTGAAGCAGGGGATGAGGCGTGGTAGAAAAGCTGACAAGCGTTCGGGGAGAGAATTGGAGATAAGAGAGAGTGCGGAGAAGCGTGCTATAGCTGAAAGCGCTCAACGGGTTGCGTACAACAAACAAAGGCAGGAAGACGCAAAGAACCCGATAATAACTGCTCTGGATCATAACGTCGGCGCTTTGGAGAAATACAGCAAAATGCATAGTGCTGTTGAAGCACGCAACGCTGACAAGATGGGGCCGTTAAACGCAGCAATTGGCGTGGCTGAAAGAACCAACTCCCCCGATCTTCCCAATTTGTTGGCGATGCGCGATAAGATGGTGTCAGAGCATAAAGATTTAAAACATGGACTAGAGCAGTCGTTTATGGCCGCGAGTAATCGGCCATATGAAGGCAAGTGGAGTATACGTCCACAATTCAATTGGGATGGCGGGGTCAATTATGGCTTGCAGTTTGAAGGCGGTAGTCAATCGGAAGCGGTAGCGGCCATGAATGCTATTAAGGGAATGGGTAGCAATGTCGGCGCGTCAGCCGGAGCAACCCCAGCAAACCAAGCCAAAGCGTTTGATCCATATAATCCGCTGGACATCACCCGCCAGTCCACAACGCCGAGCGCTCCATGAGCGACACCATACGTGCCATCCGAGACAAGTATCCCGACGCTTACAAGGACTGGTCGGATGAAGAACTGACGATTGCTGTTGGCGAGAAGTACCCCGTTTATCTGGGTCAAGACGCCGAGTTCAAAGAAAATTTCGAGTCGTACAGCGCCGACAGTAATTCCGACGACACAACGTACGGCATGATCCGCAACGCTTGGTTGCGCGGCCAGAACCAAGCCACAACAGCGGACGTGCTGGTGGGCGAAACGGGTGGCGGCAAGTGGAGTGACGAAGACCGCATCGCGGAGATGGCACACGCCAACAAACGCTCGCAGATGTTGAAGGGGAGTCCGGCGTACCAAGAATTTGCAGCCGCGCCGGAAGAAGAAAAGATTGGGCGTTTCTTCCGTGACCCATTTGAGATCACCAGCCAAGTTATTATTGAATCGTTAAGCGCCCAGATTGGGTACGGGCGCGTCCGTGTTCCGGCGGCTACTGGGGCTGGCATGGTGATTGGCGCAATCTCACCCGACCCGTTTACGACAGCGTTCGGCGCTAGTGCTGGATTCGTGGCTGGCAATATAACCACCACGCTTGGCTTATCGTATGGCTCCAAGTTCAACGAGATGCTGCAAGGCGAGGGGGTGGACATCACCAATCCGGAAGCGATTAAATCTGCGATGAGCAATCCGGAGTTCATCAGCCGCGCACGGAATAAGTCGTTGAAGTATGGCATACCAATCGCGGTCATCGATGCCATCACGATGAAGCTGGGCGGCTTGGTTACCGGATCGGGCCGTAAGCTGATGACAGAATCTGTCGGTGGTGCTGCTGGCGAAGCTGCTGGACAACTGGTGTCGGAGGGAGAGATCACGTCACCGTCAGAAGTGTTGATCGAAGGCGTTGCAGAATTTGGCCCAGGAGCGGCGCAGCAAGCTGGCATGTCGGGGATCAATTTGTTGAAAGACAAAAACGTCCAGAAAGATTTAAAGAAAGCACAAGAAGATTCAGACGCCATCAAGACCAAGCGCGAGCAGACGGTGTTGAGCGCGTTCTTGGATGACATGAAAAAGCGGCAAGAAGAAGCTGCCGCCCAGCCAACCACCGACACGACACAATCGATTGATGTGCAGGACAATCTGGTGGTGACAAATGCCGGAGCCAATGCTGGTGAGATTTTGCAGGACGGTTCCGTGCCAAACAAAGTCGTGGCCGGACTGGAAGACGCCAAGTTCAGCGACTTCCAAGAAGTGATATTCACC